GGTATGTGAGATCCGCCCGAACGTTGACTAGCCCAATCACGAAACCATGTTCCGTGAAAGATTGAGTAAACCCATGTCCATGAGCAATTGCGGTGCCAATGGCACCGAGAGAAGCAAGAGGGGTGTCCGAACCTGAAATGTTCGTAGAAGAGGTCTGTGCGATGGGATTGATATTTACCATCGACTGACCACCACCCAGATATTCCGGGCGCTGCAAGCGAGCGTCCGGAGAAGTCACGCCAAAGTGAGCGCGAAGCAGCTCGGTGTACCGAGTGCCGCCCCTGGCGTCACGCTCCAAGAGACGCTGAATTTGAAAAGCCTGCCGCAACTGATTGATCGTTGCAGCAGTAGCCGTGGAGAGATCCGCAACGCCAGTTAAGCCGGTCGACGACCACACTAGTGTTTGGTCGGACGCCGGGGTGACAGACGTCTTAACGTCACCACCGGCGGATTGCGAGACAAGCGAACCGACCGAAAGGCCAGAAGGGGACCCGACCCATACCGGGGCGCCGGTCCCGGTAACGGTAACGGGAGCTGAAGTGCCGAGCGGCAGGGACACGGCAGTGCCTTTCTGCACGAAAGGCAAACAGGAAGTGAAATAGTCATGACGCTTTCCCCGCTTCAGAAGAACGTAATCGGTATCCGCATCCGGACCATCGTCGATGTTGGTCGGATGGGAGTTGATGATGTTCTCATCGCGAAACCACTGATCGAAGATCAGGTTGTAAGCACGAAACGGGAGCGCATTGACGGACAGAGCGGTAGCGTTCATGTCCGAAGTGGGCAAGCCCATATAATCGTAGATCGAGAGCGCAGGAAAGCCACCTGCGGCCGCAACCACCTGCGGCACGACATACGAAATTGAAGAGTTGGTGTTGGGGTCACGCTCACCCATGAAGCGTTGCCAGTTTTCCCACACCAGACGATTAGGAACGAAGAAAAAGAACGACTCCAGGTACATATTGTCCATGATAGGGACCAATGGAGTCGCCAGCCGAGCAAAGGCTGTCATCCGAAGATTGAACGTGTCTCCGGGTAAGACCTCTTCGACGTAGATCGGATAGAGATACGAAGCATTGAGCGTCGTTTTGTAAGCCGACTCCATGCTGAATGACGCGCGCGGAATGTCCGCACGCGGAACCATAGCGAATTGATGAACATTTGCAGACCGATTGCGAAAGTTGGCCACGGGGGCACTCCTTAGTTGGTAGAACGGACGAGATCCTTGCAACGGCAGACCAGACGAGCCTCACAGGGCTCAAGGGTTCCAGAGTTGTCATCGAACAACCCCAGGTTGTAGAGCTCAAAATCCTCCGGATGTTTGGCAAGTTGATTAGAACGCTCCGGATCTTGGACCATGTCACGGACCGAGCGAATAGCCACCTGTTCAGCAGGGGCATAAAAGGGCTGCGCAAAAGCCCGCGCAGCAGTGTCGAGTACAGACATAACGAAATATTTCATAGTTCACCTAAGTTTCTTGTTGATTTAAACGACATACCCGCCTGGGCGACGATCTCACGAACGCGCAGGCGATCAGGACGGGAATCAATCCCGCCTTCCGAGGCGGCATAACGCCGCATCGTATAGCCCGACCGCTCATCTTCCGTGAGCCTGTCGAGATAATACCGAGGAATAGGAACTTGCTTGCCGTCCATAACGACAGCGTCCCGCGGGAGAAGATCTCCCTTAAAAAGGTCAAGCCATCGAGCGCCGATGCCTTTCCCAAAGCGTCCTCCGGTGGAGCAACGCATAAATTCAGGTACAGCCTGAATCACCTCACCTGTATCGAAAACAAGTTTTTCGTAGTGAGCCTCCTTGCCCTTGCCTACGTATTTCTTAAGGCAGTACCGCGCGACATACGCAGCGGATTCGAACGAGAGGTCTCCGATTTCGGCTCCGCCGAAATCCCAGAGAGATTCGAGAGAGGGCGAACGATAGAGCTGAAAGCCTGCCGCAGATTTGCGCCAGGGATAGCGATCCTCAAAAGCAGCACCGAACAGAGCTGCATGATAGTGCGGGCGGGCGAGCTGCTCGCCATATTCGCCGCACATGAAGAAGCGAACGGAAGGCAACCGCTTCCGAAGTTTTCGCATAAAAAGTTGGTAGTGACGATAGTGCAATACGCCACCATACGGAATATGCGTGTCGTCATAGGTCAAAGTGACGAAAGAAGAGAATTGATGAAGCTGGGATTCGTGCATTACACGCACGGCCCAATCTACAGACCTATCCAGACGGCAACCAAAGCACTGGCCACAAGGCAGTGACAGATAGCCAGATTCAATCTGGCCTCGGGGTGACCCGAAGATAAGTTTCCCCCCTCCCTCCTGCCTATGAGCATCGAGAGGGTGATAACACGGCACCGTCAGCTAAAGACGGATGCCACCACGCATCGGACCAGGCGCAATGTTTGCGCGTTTTGTCCGGGTCGAATTCGACCGGAACTGACGAGCCGAGCGAGACTTTTGGACAGGATTACGGCGGGGAGTGCCACGCATTATTGATTCTCCAAAAGAAAAAGGGGCCGAGGGCGCCCCTTTAAGATACCCCATGACTAGACCAGAGGTCCAGTCAGCACAGTTACATCAAGTAACGAACTGTGCTTGGAAGCGAAAGCATGACCTTTCGCGAAGCCTCAAGACCGGGACCGGACACCGGTCCCCGGGTAGACCAGAGGCGAGGGAACCGGGCGTTGAGCATCAACATCCGGTATCTCCACTCGGGCACGATATGCCCGTGAAACGGACGGAGAGACTCGCAGAAGCGAGAGCGGCTCATGGGGCTACCTCCGGTACCACCTTGACAAGAAGCGGCTCAGGAGCCGCCGGAAGAGGTTTGGCGGGTACAGCCAGACCCAACTTACGCATTTCCGCCAGATTGACCAGAACCCCATCCGCGTCGACCTGGGTCGAGAAGTCCACGAATTCGGCAGGGTCGTTACCGAACCTTTTCCGAACTTCCGCGGGCATCGCAGCGAAAGAGCGCTCAGCAAGAACAACAGCGTCCATGCAAGTCCTAAAATCCACCGCATTGGTGAAATCCCCCTGTAGAGGGGTCCGGACGTTTTGGGGCAACTGCCCAGTGAGTCCGAACCGACGGACAATCGTATTGATATCGGACTCCTCTTTCGAGGATTGAACGGTTTTGCCGGGACCGAAGTTTGTAAGGCCGGACCGAGCCCGGCCAATGGCAGAAGCAGAAGACCAGAGTTTGCCAATCATTTTGATTTCCTCTTACGAGCAGATGGAGAACGAACCTCATGAGTATTGGTGTTGAGAATCTCGCCGGTCTTCGAGTCGATAACCCGATCCGTGCGAGTAGTCACTCCGCCAGGAGTGCCAGATTTCCCAGAACCAGCAGCAGCACCAGCAGCAGCAGCGGCGGCAGTACCAGCCACGCCCACAATTTTACCAACGTCGCCAACGAACGGACGAACATAACGGCCATACCAGGAGGCGTCGATATCCGCCTCATGCAGAAGTTTAGGAAGGCCCGCAGCGCGAGCGGCAATTTCAAGTTTTGCCAATTCCATTCCGATACGACGATTCTCGATTTCGGAATTGGTGTTAGCGATACGAGAGATTTGCTCATCGACATCACCGCGGAGTTTTTTGGAACGAGACTCAGCGTCAAACGCTGAATATTTTTCCATTTCGTCAGTCAACATTTCCGCCTGAAAGACCTGCTGTTGCAGGAGATCCTTGGAGATATTGGTATGTTGCTGTTCAGCAAGAGACTTGTCACCAGCCTGAGTGTTAGCCCAAGTTTGAGCCTCGATTAGCGCCTTCTGCGCCTTGAGCATACCGGCGGAAGAAATGGCGGCGCCCAATCCCTTTGCAGGATTTTCGGGATGAGACATAGCGCCGCCGGGAGTAGAAGCCCCGGACCCCTTGAGAGCGGAAAGCATCGGATTCAGACCTGCGGTCTTGAGGTCTTCGACCTCCCGAGCATGAGCCGTGTTTGACATGCGTTCCTGGAACGCCATTTGTTCACGGGCCATTTTTTTTCCGGAAGAGTTAGAGAAGAGGCCGCCGAGTAAATCGGCAGCCCCACCTATAAGAGCCCCGCCAATGATGGGATCCATCAGAAATGATCCACAAGACCAGGGACGGAATAGAGCGGGAGCGGACGAGCGCATTTGTTGATAAAGAGCGCGTCCATGAGGAACTGTTGCCCGTTAGCATCTTCGCCCACGGCGACAATGCGATTCACGGGCACATCCTCAGAGATAAACGTTTCGTCAAGGGTAGGACGAGAAGCGAAGTCCTGGGACAAGTGCCAAATGTCCAGAGACGTAGCAATTGCAGAGCGGAAATACCCGGTGATCTGGCTAGGACGGTAGCGCAGTTCTGCCCACCGCTCCTGATAGCCGAAAACCGTTTCATCGCCGGCAGTGCCGTCGCAGTAGATCTCCTTGGACAAGACAGCCTGTTCGCCAAGCATTGCGAACGCGGGCCAGTAGAAGTCATAACGAGTAGAGCGGGACCACATTTTACGCAGTCCCTGCTGGTATGTGAGATCCGCCCGAACGTTGACTAGCCCAATCACGAAACCATGTTCCGTGAAAGATTGAGTAAACCCATGTCCATGAGCAATTGCGGTGCCAATGGCACCGAGAGAAGCAAGAGG